AAAAGAGATATAACAGAAGAAGAGATGAAAAGGGTTAAGGATAATACTGAAGTAAAAATTGGGAATATATTATTTAGGAACATTCATCCTTGGTACTGGACTGAAGATGAACTATTACACTTAGACGGCTTCAAAGGCGGAATAGAGGTATTATGAACTTCAGCGTACATCCATTTAAACATTGGGTCATTGATGACTTTTTCTCTCCGAAAAGAGCAAAAAGGTTATCAGAAGAATTTTTACCCTTATCAGACAAGTGGCACCATTACTCAAACTATTTCGAAGAAAAGTTTGCAAATAAAGATCTTAATACCTTTCCTTCTGTATATAAAGAAGTGTTTAACCATTTAATGGGTAATGAGTTTATGAACTGGTTGATGATGACTACCGGAGAACTAGAGTTAGTACCGGATACATCTCTTTATGGCGGAGGGCTTCACACACATAGTAGAGGAGGAAAATTAAATGTGCATCTCGACTATAGCCTTCATCCTGAAAACGGTATGGAAAGAAAGTATAATCTTATAGTTTACTTGTCAGAGGGTTGGAAGCCTGAGTGGGGAGGAGCTTTGGAGTTCTGGGAAGGAGATGAAACTGCTCCTTCTAAAAAAGCAGTCTCAGTAGATTGTTTATTCAATAGAGCCGTACTCTTTGATACCTCCACCAATAGTTCTTGGCATGGATTTAATGACCCAATTACTTGTCCAGAGGGTCATCAGCGAAATAGTATAGCTTTATATTATCTAGCTCCTCCGAGCAATTCGGCTGATCCAAGTAGAAAGCGCGCCAAGTTCGCTCCGGTATCTGGAAAGGAGAATCAAATTATGGAAAGGTATTCATGAGACTTGGAATTATAAGTATGTTTGCGAACGAAGCACACGTACTGTCTCGAATGTTAGAGTCTACTCTTGGTCATGGGAACTACTATGTTCTTCAAGATAATGGAAGCACAGACGGATCTGGAGAGATTGCAAGAAACTTTTTAAGTGAAAATAACTTGGAAGGTTTCGTATATGATTGTGAAGAAGGATGGAAGGGTTTTGGTTGGAATCGAAATCATCTAATTCAACGCTTTCAGGATTCTGATCATAATTGTGACTACATTCTTAAAATGGATTCCGATGAAACTTTGGTAGTAGATCCAGAATTTAATTGGGATATCTTTCATACAGTAGACACGGATGCTTGGAATGTTACTTGTGTTCAAGGAACTCTTAGTTATCAAAGATGCTGGTTGTGGAACACTAAAAATCGTTGGGCTTTCTATAACGATCCTGCTCATGAAACAGTCTATGTTGAAGGAAGAGAAGACCCTGAAGGGTTTTCAAGAGTTCGTCTTCCAAGAGAGTTTCGTCACGAATCTTTTACTGATGGGCAAACCTATTCCAACCCTCGAAAGTACATACTTGATTCCCTTAAATTAGAACAACGTCTAATGGAGGATGGATATAGAGAGAACATGTATCATTTTTGGTATCTTGGAAAATCTTATTATGATGCTTTAAACGGACACTTTCCATTAAATGAGACTAGAGAAGAGTACAGAAAAAGAGCTATAGAAACTTTTTTAAATTGGTTAAAGACGGCAAACGAAGAAGGCTGGAACTTTATAGAACTTCACTATTGGGCTAATGTGTTTCTCGGGGATCTTTTGTGGGAGTCTTCAGAGTTTGAGAAAGCAGAAACTTATTACCTTAACGCAAACCAGTGGTGCTCAGACAGATCTGAGTGGCTAATTAGATGTGTAAGAATGCTTGCACAAATAGGAAATCTCACAAAAGCAAGAACTCTTTGGTATAGCCTAATTCCCTCTCGTATTGCCTTTCCAGATCACTATGAAGTATTTCTTGATTCAAGTGACTATGATTCTGGGCATAGAGTAGTAGAGATTTATAACATATTAGAAGAGAGTACAGATCTTGGAATGAACTTAGCCGGAGATACTCGCACAGTAGTTATTGAAAATTTTTATCAAAAACCTGACAGTGTACGAGAATATGCCCTCTCTCTTGAGTATAGTGGAGACTCTGCTTGGTATAAAGGAAAGAGATCAAAAACAAAGTACTTTCCTCCTGGAATAAAAGAAAGATTTGAAAAAGCTTTAAACACAAAAATAAATAATATAGATGTAGGTGCTTCGGGGTTATTTCAAATTACTACTTCCGAGGATCCTCAAGTCTATCACCATGATGACCAAAAGTGGGCTGCAGTTGTTTTTCTTACCCCCGACGCTCCTTTAGAGTCAGGAACAAGACTCCATGCTTCTAATACCACCTCTGCTTTAACGAAGAGAGACGAAAGAATAGACGAGGCTTTTCCTACAGGCTATTTCGATTCGACTAATTTTCCTGTAATCAGTAGTGTAGGAAATATATATAATAGATGTATAATCTTTGACGGTCAAAGTATTCACTCTGCAGGGCCTTACTTTGGCAATACCGATGAAACCGGACGTTTAGTCCATTTATTTTTCTTTGAGTAATAATATGAAATTTAGTGTAATAACCCCCGAACATACAAAAGAAAACCTTCCCTTTCTAAGAGAGTTATACGATAGTCTCGTTGCTCAAACATACAAAAATTGGGAGTGGGTAGTTTATTGTAACGGTGTAACCGTTGACGACATAAAGTTTTGCGAAGACGAAAGAGTACTTTGGTCTGACGAGATTAGAGAACATGAGCGCGTCTATCTTAATGAAAAGAGCATTGGAGATATAAAAAATGCGGCAGCTTCTCTCGCGACAGGAGATATAATTACAGAAGTTGACCACGATGATAAGCTTCATCCAGACTGTTTACAAGAACTATTTAATGTATATAGTACAGAGCCTCAAGTAGGTTTTATATACACAGATTGTTTGTATATGCCTGAACCTGGTCAGGTGTTTCATCCATTTCAGGAACGTATGGGATGGACTCATCATTATGAAGAATGGCATGACACTCCGGGACACACTGGAGTTGTTACTCATTCTTTTCCTGTATCATCTAAATCTGTAGGTCAGATTTGGTGGGCTCCTGATCACGTTCGAAGTTGGAGAAAAACCGTATATGATAGTGTGGGAGGGTATAATCCTGAAGATTGGTCTTGTGACGATCTTGATCTAATAATAAGAACTTATCTTAGTGGTACAGAAATGAGGCATATCCCAAAAGCTTTATACTACTATAGAGTAACAGGCAGTAACAATTCTCTTACAATAAGAAATGAGCATATACAAGTTGCTTGCATAGATAAGTTTAGAAATAATGTTACAAACCTTGCTCTAGTAGAGGCTGGAAAAAGAAACCTCGCAGCTATCGAGTTAGGTGGAGGAGAAAGTAGTACCTGGCCTGGGTTTACTAATATAGATCTTCGGCACGGTGATATTAAACACGATCTAAATGATGGTATACCTCTTCCAGACAACTCAGTAGGAGTTATTAGAGCTTGGCACATTCTTGAGCATTTATATGATAAGCAAAAGATTATAGAAGAATGTTGGAGAGTTCTGGCTCACGGAGGATGGCTGTTAGTAGAAGTACCGAGTACAGATGGTAGAGGGGCTTTCCAAGACCCTACACACGTAAGTTATTGGAATTCAAATTCTTTTTGGTATTATTATCGAGAAGATAAAGCTCGGTTTCTCCCTCCTTCTCCAGTAAGATTTCAGCACTATGATACTGCTAACTATGACTGGGGAGATAATATTATAGCAACTCGAGTTGCTTTAGTTGCTTTGAAAGATCCTGACGGAGAGAGGTTTCCTGGAGAGTTGCTAATATAGTTCTATTACTTGAGACATATTCTTACCTCCAAAACCAAAAGAATTATTCATAGCCCAGTTGTTGTCAGATCCAATACCTCGATTGCTATATGCAAGAAGATTTCTTTTATCAAAAGAACATTTATCTAAGTTTTGTATATGAGGAATCATACGGGCTCTAAACGCTTCAAAAAGATGAATAGTTTCGAGTATCCCAGATGCGGCCACAGTATGCCCTAGTTTACTTTTGGGAGCCCAT